TGTGATAATTCACTAGCGGCTTTAAATTGATTACTATCAAGTTTGTCTGATGCGTGTGCTCCGTATTCTTTTTGTATAATTTTGATGTATTTTTTCATTGTTGGACTTTTTAAATCCATAACTTCTTTCATCATTTTATCAAAATGTTTTATAGTTTTGTTAACCATTGCTTTAATCTTTTTTGGGTCGTTTTTCATTTTTTTAACCAAATCAGAATATCTTTGTCTTTGTTGTTTTGCAAATTCTTTGTGGTCAGTAAATTTACTTGCACCATATCTAGCGGCACTTCTAAGTTCTGCTTTTCTTTCAGCTCTCATAAACTCACCACCTTTTTTCATATCAATATGATAATATTCTAAACCAGGAATATCTTGAATTGCTTTTAAACTTCTGTATCCAAATACATCTAATCCAACCATTCGTTTAGAATAACTATCTACTTCACCTGCTGTTCCAATCTCTGCTCTATAATTTGAACCAGTGTATAAAGCTTTTCCGTCTTTTAATACTGCAACAAGTCTTCCTTTTGTAAGACCTACATACGCTCTACTACTACTATAATAACCTTGTCTTACTTTACTTGGTAGATATTCTACATTTTTACCAGCAACTGCAATAACTAAACCTTTTTTCTTTGGTGTTCTTAGTTTTTCAATATGATAATCTTCTATTTTATCCCATTCAACTCCGTATCTTTTTGCTGTCTGTGAAAAGAATTCTCTATTTAAACCACCATATCCACTTGCTAAATTTCTCAAAACATCACTTTTAAATACTTCAGTCAACATCATTGACTTTTTAACATTTTGGATTTCTTCTTTGATTATTTGTTTTAGTTCTGATTTTGTTATTTTCATAATTATCTCTCTGTAATGATGTCGTGTATTAATTGTTCTGTTTTACACCAAATACCACAATCTTCTCTTTCTGTGTATTGTTGGTTTTTGTCAACTGATTCGTTCATAGGTGATAAGAACGCTCCGTGTGTTGAAGGATTTGAAACAAAGTCAAATGCAATCAATTCAAAGTCGGGTTGAACTTCTTGAGCTCCTTCACCAATAGATTCTACTGAACCTAACCCCCTTGAACTGATACCTAGTTTGATACCTGATTTAAATAATTCTTTTAAGATATTCCCACTTGGTGTTCCTAACACTTCAACAGTCCCTACCAAGTCATTTCCATTGAAATGCATTTCCATAACATTATGTGATGTATTTTGTAGGTTTACTACTGAACTATCTGGATGGTCTAATTCACCCAATGCTCTTTTTTGTTGTATAAAATTTTCTGTATATTTTTTAGCTTCTCTCATCAACAAGTCTTTTGGATATACTCTACCATTTTGATTTTGTGCTTCCGCTCTCTGTAACACACCCTTAACAATAAGTTTTCCGTCATTTGATGACATAGACTCAGTTATTTGTTGTGGTGTTACTTCAAATGGGATATAATCTACTATTAATTGTTTCATTATTTTACCTTTTTCTTCAGTCCTAATGCATCTCTCATAAATTGTGTTACATTTGAACGATATTTTTTCTTTAATTCTTTTGATAAGTCTTTATTTACTTTATCTTTAGAAACTTTTCCTTTTAAAACGTCATCAAACTTATACATTTTATCACGAAAAGTAGCTTCTGCTTTTTTCAGTCTTTCAACTGCTTTAGAGGCTCTAGCTTTATCTGATACGTCTTCTGATAATGACATATCTAAAAGTTCTATTACTTTTTTTAATTCAGACAATTTCATTATTTTAAATTACCTACTTTACCTGCTAGTTTTACTAGTCTTTCTGAAATCTTTGTTAGAGCTTTATTTGTTGTTTTCCAATAATCTTTTGAATCTACTTTTAATTCAGTTTTTAACTTAACACTCATATCAATTGTTTTTGATAATCCATTTAATGAATCTCTTACTTCTCTCATTGAACGACCAATCTTTTGTTTTGGTGTCAAGGACTCATCATTTCTCCAAGCGTGATAACGACCTTCACCTAACATTTGTTTTGTTCTGAAAAAGTTTACAAGTTTTCCTATTTCTTTTTTAGATGTTAGAATAGTTTCATAATACTTATTGTATTGTTTGTCTCTGAGTGTTTTATCACCCACACCAGCAATCTTGAAATAGTCTTTTTGAAGTTTCTCTAAACCTTTATGAAGATTTCTTAATGCATTGACTTCTTGTTTAGTAACTTCGTTTACTTTTGTAAATCCTGTTGAGTTTGTTGAGATGTCGTCTTCTTTCTTTTTATCTTGACTTCTTTTTTTCTTTGATTGAAAAGCGTAAGGTGTTTGTGGTGGCCCCTCTCCTCCGTCTAAATTACCAGTCATTGAAGCTTCACCTATTTGTTCCTTTTTCCAACCACCACCAGCCGCTTTATATTTTTTTGCTGCCCAAGCATTAGCATAAGCACTTGGATAGACATCAAATTTCTTTTTAGCTTGTGATTTGTAATAAGACCATTTGGAAGGATTAGTTGGTGTGTTTTTTTCTAAGAATAAGTTAAGTTTTTCTTCTACACTTTCTAATGGTGTTAAACCTCTTTTTTTTCTTTTTTTAGCTTGAGTGCTAGCATATTCATTTGTAGAAACTTCTTCTTCTACCACTTCAATGATAAGTTTTTTTAGATTATCTAATGTTTGTGACATCTTTTAATTCCTTGATTAGTTCATAGTATCTCATTAAAGAAACTACTTGGTTGTCTTTAACTACTGATTTAGTTGTAAAGTTTTTAGCTTGATTAATAGCTTCGGCTAATTTTATTTTCACTACCGTATCACTTACGTTAGTAGATAATGATTTTAATTCGTTTACAACCTTTGTTATTTCTTCATTTATGAACTCACCAAAAGAATTTGAATTAGATATATTATTAATATATTCTCTTAGAAGTGATTTTTGTGATTCTGATAAATTTGTGTATTTTTTATTGAACTTTTCAACTAAAATTTGATATGATAGTAATTGAGTATCTCTTTCCTCGTTTCTTAGAGTCCTTACTAAAGAACTTCGTTTTTCTTTAATAGGTTTAGATGTAATGTTCTCTAAGATAGTATACTTAGTATCGACAACTTGTTTTGGATTAAAATCTATTTTTGTTGTTTCTACTAAGAATAACTTATAAATAGAAGCTAATGTTTTATAATTTGATACTCTTGTATTAAAGAAATCTTTAGATGAAAAAGTTTCAGATATTTCTTTAATTAAATTATATTTCTCTACTCGTAATTCATTATTACTAATTCTTTGTCTTGTTTTAATAACAGCTTCTAATAATTTTTCAGCTCTTTTCTCATCTTGATAAGAATTTGTTAAAAGAATATCGTAAAGTTCCTTTTCTTTTCCTAATGCTGTATTTTCACTAAAATACTTTTTCAATAAATTCACCGATTTTGACTCTTCGTTATTCAAGATATCAGCTGTTACTTGTCTGGTCAAAATCTCAAACAGTAAACCTGTATTTTTAATCTTAGAATGTTTTATTTTTTGGGACATATTATTCCTTAACTCCTCTTTTTATAAACACCAATCCTCATTGATATACTCTATCAATTATAAATATAATGTTTGTAAATAATTAATCAATTTAATTGTCATTTAAAGATGAAGAGACTTCGTTTTTATACTCGTCCTCAACAACACCGGCTTCATTTAGTATTTTCTTATCAACTTTTGATTTTATTTTATCAAAATGGTTTAAATTTAATGATTCACGATAAGATTTACCATATTTAGGACTTGAACTACGAAGTTTCTTTCTTTCGTGGTTACCTAATGGGTCACGACCTCTCGCACTTCCATCTTTTCCATAATGTGGCATCTCTTTTGGTCTACCAGCACCTTCCCATCCACCTTCAGGAGAACCACCTTCTGGTCCTAATTCCTCATTTCCAGTCCTACTGAAATAATCGTCTTCAGCATCTTCTTGTTCTTCTTCTGCAGCTTGTTTTGGGTCTACACCCTCTGTCTTTATTGACTCTAATCTAAATTCTACTTTCTTGTCTTCTACAAGTTGTTCTTCAAATTTCTTTATATCATCATCTGAAAATCCAAAGATTTGTTTATAAGCCCAATCTTTAGATGTTACTGAATTTTCTGCTGTTAAATCATTGAACGCTTGAATTCTTTGTCCTAACAACTCTAATTTCTCTTGTTCGTAGATTTTAGATGGATTTGTTAGTTCCAAATCAAAGTTCACTAGGTCTTCGTCCGTGTATCCTTGTGAATATAAATGAACAATACCAATTTTAGTTAATTCACTAACCATAATTCTTTGTATTCTTTCCACGGTTCTCGCGAAACGAACATCTTCTGCCGCTAATGTTGCTTTCGATTCACCAGCTGCTTCTGCGTATCCATAAAAAGGTTGTGGTATCTTTAATGAAGCTAATAGTTTGTTTCTTAAGTATTCAATATCATCGGTTGTTTGATATTCTAATCCACCAAGATTTTCTATACTTGTTCCACTATCCCCACCACGAACTGGTAAGAAGAAGTCTTCTGTGATATTTTGAATATTATATTTTAAATTATATTGACCATTGTCATCAATGACTGGAGCTTTCTTCATTTTATTAACTATTTTTTGCATATAGTTATCAACTTCTGCTGGTGGAATATTTCCAATATCGATATTGAATATTCTTTTTTCTGGAGCTCTCATAATTCTATGGATTAACATAGCGTCTTCCATAAGTGATAATTGTTTCCATACTTTACGACCACCCTCTAACATTGAACGACCATAAGGTAAGAAGTTTGAGTCAGAAATCATTCTAAAGTGAGCTATTTCGTAATTTTCAAATTCTGATTTATCACCTTGTTGTGTTTGTCTAACATCTCCACTTTCTAATACAAACTTTGTATAATGTGGGTTTTCTGGGTCTTCACCTTCTACTCTCTGAACATCATAACTTGATAGTGGTTCTACGTTAGTAATACCATACTTCTCGTTGATATCTAGTTTTAAAAAGAAGTCTCCATATTTACATAAATTTCTTGTCCACGGGTACAAATTAAACTCGATGTTTAAAATATCATAATACAAGTTATGTAAAATATCGTGTATTTGATTATTATCAGATTTAATTGATAATATCTTTCCGTATTCTGATTTTAATGTTGTTTCGTCTGCGTAGATATCTAGTGCTGAAGAAACCAATGGGTCTGAGTCCATCGCTTCATAATCTCTAAACAATCCCATACGCATTGTTTTTTGGTATAAAGATTGGTTGTATCCACTCATTCCGTTTGGACTCTTGTACAAACGTGAGAATCTATCAACTAAATCTCTACCTGATACAGCTTGTACTTGTGCTGTATCTGCTATTTTTAATTTTCTACCACCAATATTTCTAACAATTACATTTGTAGAAAATAGTCGTTGTAGTCTACTGAATAAATCTTTTTCAGCCATTATTTCACCTCTTATTTAATTAACCAAGTTAAGTCTTCTTTTTCCCCTCTAACGTCCATTTCCCAAGAATCATTTGATTCGGTATTTGAAGTATACACTCCTGGATTCTGTCCAATACCTTGTATTGCTTTCTTAGAAAGTTCTATACCCTCACTTCTTAATCGTAGTGCGGTATCTCTGACCCAAAGGGCTATTGCGAAAGACATTACCAAGTCATCATTGTATCCTGTCATTGCTTCCGCTCTATTTCCGTTATAAATAAATACAAACAACTCATCAATTAATCTGTTAGAATGAACCACTACTGATTCTTCTCTAAACATTTCCTCTAACTTTGCAATGATTAAAGGTCTTGTCTTTGATGTTGTTGAGAATCCAGGAACCATATTTCGTTCTTGAGCTCTGTATTTATTTGTCATTTGATGTTGAACATCAATATATTGCAAATCTTTACTTGTATAAAACAAGTTTGGATATTCTCTATCAATGACTTGTTGAATTGCTGCCCAACCAATATTGTTGTTTTCCACAACCAACAAAGCATTGTTATACTCACTAGCTACATTAACTAGCATATTTCCAAAATCTTGTGTAGAGATTTTACCTTTATATTCAGCTACTTGTTCCAAAGATTCTACATCTATAATATGGAACGCTGAATAATCTGTTCCGTCACCTCTACTAACGTCTGCACTCACCACATAATTCTTTGTATAGTTTGGTGGTTCCCATATCCAATAGTTAGAATCTATACCTCTCTTTTCCATTGGTTCTCTTATACTACTTTCTTTCATTTTCTCGAGTAGTAAACCATCAATAACACCACGACCAGAAGTGATGAAGTCACAATCACATTCTTGAGCTGCTAGTGAAGGCCCTAATAATTTATCTTGGTCATCTCTCCACTCTTGTCCTCTTTCTGGATGAACTGACCAATGTAAATTAATAAAATTAAAATCATTTGTTCCATCTTCAGCACCTATCCAAGTTTTGTGGAAAAAATTACCAACACCATTTGGTGTAGAGATAATTAAAGCTCTACCACCAGTCGCTAGTGTTTGTTGTGCGGCTCCCCATATAGTATCTATCTTCTCGATAAATGCCGCTTCATCAATAATCAGTAATGACAATGCTTCTGAACGACCTGATTCCTCAGAACTCGCTACAGCTTTAATTTGAGAACCATTCTTATATCTTAACGATAATTTATTATCCTCAACACAAGGTTGTTTTAACCAAGCTGGTAAGTTAGCATGCATCACTCTAACTTTTGTTACTAAATTCTTTGCTGTTTCTTGTTTTGTAGCGATAACCAAGATATTCTTATCTTGTTGAAATGTCATCATCCACAATGCATATCCAGCAGTTAATGTTGATAAACCTAATTGACGAGCTTTTAACACGATATTATAATCGTGTTCCATAAAAGATTTTAATGACTTTTCTTGAAAGTCGTATAAGTTAAAATTAACTTTACCTTTAACAGGGTGTTGGATTATTCCATACTTACCCAAGAAATAAACTGGGTCAGTAGCACACTTAGCATATTCTCTTCTAATAGCTTCTTTTAATTGTTTTTTATCTTCCATCAATCAACTATTTCACCAGCGAGTTTTATAGAAGTAGAAGTTGCAATTACACCGAATGTAAAATACAACCATTTATTCTCATACCACTTTGGTTTTATAAGTTTAATCTGTTTCTCATATAAAACTTCACGGTCTTTTAATATATTTACTTGTTGAGTCTTAAAAGAAAGTAACATAGAATCAATCTGTGTTTGATTCTCATACTTTTTCATTAACTCTTCATAAATATCAATTTGCTCTGTTTGGGTTTCTACTTGAGTCTGTAAGTCTTTTACTTTATTACCCATAGTGACAACTTCTTCTTCAGTAAAAGTATACACTTTGTCTTGGGAATAAATAAAGCCAAACAAAGCTAATAATATTATTAACTTTTTCATATCAATACCTCTATTTACTAAAATCTTTTAAGAAATCTGCTGCTTTGTCAGAATCACCTTTTTCAAAAGTTTTTTCCATTTTTGTTGTTTTCTTTTTAGAAATGGTTAACTTTCTTTTCAAAGAAGTAATTTCTTTTTTATTCTTTTTCTTGTTTTTTTCTAATTTAGCAATTTTAGTTTCAACACCCTTTTCTTCTTTTTTGGATTCATCAATTTTACCTTCGAGTTCTTTTAACTCTTTAGATTTTTTTGCACCCATAAAAGCACCAAAGATTGTTCCTATTACTGCTAACATTCCGAGTAGTTTTTTTAACATTGTTTTTCTCCTTACCTATAAATAGTTGGTTATATGTTTTCTCTCATTTTTTTCAAGTCTTTTATAGCATCATCAGCAAGTTTATTAAGAGCTTTTTCATTAACTTGTGCTTTTTCAATTCTAACTTCTGGGTTTTTAATACCAACGTCATAAATTTGGTCAACTGGTCTTTCAGTTCTCCACGATTCAATTCCTTGTATCATATCATCAACCCAAGCTTTCTGATTATTTTTAGCTCTATTGGTTGCCCACTTATCGTACTTTCCTTCAAGTCGTAATTTGTGTTCAAAATCTAGTTGACAATCCCAACAATGTTTATATAAGTACCAAAACTTGGTATCAAGTTTCTTCTTCATTGTTTTTTTACACTCTGGACAAAACAAAGGAACTCTTACTTCTGCCATAATATCAGTTAAATCTGATTTTATATCACCCTTTTCCTTTTTCTTCCCCTCATAACCTACTATCGTTCTTTTTTCAACTTCTTGTCCTTTTAGTAGATTACCTAATGCTTTATTTTCTCTTTCTGCTTCTTTTGAATATCCTGCCATAACTAAAAACTCACTAACCCTAATATTTGATTTACTGGGGCGAAAGCACCAGTAAACTTATAGGTTTTTCCTTTATATTTAAATACCACTCCTTCAACTGGGACTATCTTTTTTAGTCCACCAATTGAATTTAATTTTTCTAATTGTTGTTTTAAAATCTTCATCTTTTTAATATCACCACCAGCTCTAACTTTATTAGATGCTTTTAAAATATCTTTTCTAATCTTTTCTACAGCTTTTGTTGGATTAGCTGCAATAAAGTTTGATAAATTCTGTAATATATCTGCTCCTACTGAAAAGAAAATCTTTTCAAATGGTAACATATTTTTCTTAACCATATTCTTGTGGTCTACCTTATCTGTGTTCATAACCCAATTTAAAAATTCAGGTTGTTTTTTTAAGTCTTTTTTAATATTTGATATCTTATATGACTTATCAAAGAACGCCCATCTTTTAGTTAATTTTTCTAAAATAGTTTTAGGTATTGTATAACCAAATTGTTTTCCTGCATTATAAATATAATCTTCCCAATATGATTGATGATATTTACCTAATGTATCTGTATCTTTTAATCCAAATTCAGATTGTAACTTATTTACTCTCTTATAATAAATATCAACTTTTTTCCCAAAATCAATTTTTTTTGGTAAAGCTAAAACTTTAGGTTTTATTATTTTAAAATGTTTTCCAATGTCTTGATTCACTTGTTTAATCATACCTTGTAACATTCTACCAGAACCTTTTACTTCACCAACTGCATTACCACCATCGTTGTATTCAATTGAGTTGTGGAATTGTAGAATCTGTTTATCATAGTCTATTACGTTTGATGATTTTGGATAAATAATTTCTAGATTCATAAAAATTTTACCATTCTTGAAAATTTTGTCCTTTTGTTTATCACTTAAACTTTTTATTGCTTTTGATAAGTCTTTCATAGCAAAAACAAATGTGTCTTTAATATCACCACGACCACTAAACTTACTAGCTACTGCACTCGTATCAAGTGCATTTTGACCACGATTCTTTATTTGTCCCTTGTTTCTTGCGGCTAAAACTTTTCCATCACGATAAGTTATCATTAAATTTTGTCCGTCAGTTTTTTCTGTTACATCATCTTCACGATTTAGTTCACCTGATAAACCTAATTTAATAATCTTTTTCATATCACCAAAAGTTAATTTATTGTCATCAAACGGGTGTGACATATGTCCATATGCTCCACCTTCTATAAGTAGTTGAACTTCTTCTGATAAATCTATTTTTTCTTTTATAGTTGTTTCGTTTTGTGGATATTCAAATTCTCCGTCATAATCAATAACTTTTATAGGAAGTTTTTTACCTGATGCAGTATATGACATTAGTCTTGTGTTTCCTGCTAATAAATAATAATCCCCATTTCTATCTTTCATAGCAATAGGTGGTGGGACTGGGTTTCCACTTTTAATAGCTTTTTCTAATCTGTTCCAATCTTTTCCATATTCTTTTGCTCTTTGTTTTCCTAATTCTAATGAATTGTCTGATTTTAGAACATCACCAACATCTGTGTTGTCCATAAATTCCATTTTATTTGATGATAAATAAACACTTCTTGCTGATTTCATTTTTTTAATCATATCATTTTTATCTTTAAAAGCGTTTGGAACTACTCCCATAGTTTTTTTATTATCAAAGTATTCACCGGTTTCTTCTTCATATTGTTCATCAGTATAATCTTTTGATTTAACTCTATTAGACTTGTTATCTATTCTTTCCCAATTGTCTTGTTCTTTTTTAAACAAATCTTGACCTTTAACTTTTTCCGGTTTACTACTAGTTTTTTTATCTAATGGTTCTGCTCTTCCACCTTTAATTGCTTTATCTCTTGCTTCTTTGGACTTGTAAACTACGGTTCTACTAGTTTCTTTTGATTTGGCTTTAAATTGTTCATCTTCTATAATCAATTCTAAATCTTTTCTAATTGTTTCATCAAGTGTATTCAACAAAGTCATACCAGAACCTAATTGTTTTCCTGTTAATTCTGCTTTTTTTGTATTTCCCAAATCATAACGACCTGGTAAAACTGGTGCTTCAACTTCAACACCTGTATATCCACTAAAATCTGGTTTGATTCCCATATACTTAATTACTTCATAACCTAATTGTTTTGATATCCTATCTGCTACTTTCATATAACTTTTAATTGGTTTTTTTACACCAAACCTTTTTCCATATTCTCCAGTATTTTCTCTACCAAACGCAACTGAAGGGACAACATTTAGTTTTAAAGTATAATCATCTTCTGGATTCTGTGCTGAATCACTAATTAAAAAACTAAATACTTCCCAACCATAAATTTTACCCATTTCTTCAATCCATCTACCAGCTTCAGTTTCATAATCATTGAACCCTTTGTAAAAAGTTGGTGGACCATCATCAGTTGGAAAGTTAGCTCCTGTTGAAGCTTCCTTGATAAGTTTCTTTATATAATTTTTATTTTCGACGATAAATTTTGAATAAACCTCAAATAATTTTTTAAATTTGTTTGTTAACATATTATAAACACCTTGGTCAAAGTAACCAAATGTTTTTTTAAATATCTTTTTTCTATCTTCCTCTTTTACTTTTGGACTACCTAATAATTTTCTAATTTCTGTTCCACTAGATATACCACTAACTTTTACAATTGGTGCTGTATAAATGTATCCGTGTGTTTCATAACCAACCATATTATTTTTATTTTTATTATAATCTTGATAGTAAGTTAATCCACCAGATTTTTTCTTACCACCTTGTAATCTACCAGCGTCTTTACCACCAAATACATAAACGACAGCTACTTTTTCTCCGTCAAATTTTTTCAATAAACTATTTGCTACATAAGGATTTTTTTCAAAAATGATTTTATTCTTAGGAACACCCATATTAACCATATGACGAAGTTTTTCTTTGAAATTCATTGGGTGTCTTGGTGGTTGTTTTATATTTGATGTGGTAATATAAACTTCACCAAACTTCTTTTTTAGATTATCATATACTTTTTTATGATGAGGTCCGAATGGTTGAAATCTACCAGGATATACTGCTATAACCTTTTTTGCTTTTACTTGTTCTGTTATAAAAGGTGTGATTAATTGTTTGACTAATCTATTCATTTATGTTACCAAGTTCTACAAGCCCAATATCTAGCTTTATGCTTAGGGCCTGGACTATCACAATTGTGTCTTGCTCTAAATGATTTTCTAGCTCCTGGATTGGACTTTCTAATTCTCATTGTTCCACCTTTAGCATCACCACCTTGTCCGAAGTTTACTTTAACAACATTTCCCTTTGGATTCTTTACATATACTTTAAACTTTTTAGCGTCACCTTGCATAATTTTATTTAATTTTACCTTACGACCTTGATATTCAGCTTCTTGTAAAGATTTGTCTGTGATGAATTCAAATGTGTATCCGTATCCTTTACCATTTTCTTCATAGTAAAGTTCTACTTCTTCTTTTACACAATTAGGGACTTTTTTACCACCCTTGTCTTTCATACCGATTTGTTGATATCCTACCCAACAACTTCCTCTTGCTTCTTCCATAGTATTTTCCTCTACTTTATCATAATAATCTTTTGGATGAAATTTCATCTCCACTACCTTTCCGTCTTTTTTAATACTTTTACCATCTACCAATATTTCAACTGGAGCGGCTTTGTCTGTGGTTTCATACCAATACTTCATTGAGTATCCACCATTGTCCAATAATTTAACTAACAA